CAGGTAAACTAGGTACTATTTCAAGAACTGCTGCAGGTCAACCTTTGGCTTCTGTAATATCTGGTGATGTATATGATGCACAACAAAAAAGACAAGCACAAATTTTAACAGACCAAGACCGAATGCAACAAGGTCAAACTTCTGTTAAAACAACTCAAGTTACAGGTGACACTTCTGGTAAAACTATTCGTGAAACTGGTCAAGAGTTTGATGAACGGGTTATTCAATCGGCTAATGCTTTAATGGCTAGAGATAAAACTCTTAAACCAAATGATGCTATGATGGCTGCTTTTTTAGGTGAACGTGACGGTATCGATAAAGCTAGAGAATTTTTAGCATCAAATAATCGTAGTGAAATTGTTCCTGCTGGATTCACTGTAGTTAAAACTCCTACAGGAACTAAAACAACATCTACTGTAGGTGACCAAACGGGTATGGAAGATTTAGCAAAAGAAATGAGGTCAAAATTTGGCAGAAGCGCAATGGCAGATGACCCTGCAGGTATTGCTGAATCTGGTTCAATCGTAACTCGCCGTGATAGAATGGCAGATGACCCTGCAGGTATTGCTGATTCAGGTCCAGTTATAGATACAGCTAGAAATGAAGAGACTGCGGGTCATCAAGCTAGATATGAATCACAAGGTTATAGTCCATCTGCTGCAGCGTCTGCTGCACGTAATAAAACTGCTGCAGATGAACGTGCGCGAGAAGAAACAGGTAGACCTGATGCAAAAGCGGTAACAGGTAGTGACGGAAAACCTGTAACTTCAGGTGGTAAAGTTGTTACTTCGGGTGGAGATGTTAATAATGCAGGTGGTGATGGTGGTACGGATAGTCGTGTCATATGTACTGAACTATATAAACAAGGAAAACTGTCACGAGATTTATACCGCATGGACGTTGTATATACAGCACGTGAACTTCCTGATACACTTGTTCGTGGGTATCACTATTGGGCTATTCCTATGGTTCCTGTTATTCGCAAGAATAAATTAGTTTGTGATATTTTTGAATACCTCACACTAAAACGGGCAGAAGAAATTGCTCATATAGTTGACCCTATTACTTATCCTAAGTCTACTTTTACTGGTAGGTTAATTAAAACAGTAGGTGAGGCTGTATGTTATGGCATTGGTAAGTTTGTAAAACAGAAAGATTATTCTGTACTTTATAACGGAAAGAGTGTATAATGGAAATTGATTTGCAGCAAGCATATGATGCGTATGCAAAGTTATCAGATAAAGAAAAAGATATGATTCGTAAAGTTATGACGGGTCCAGAAAGAGACATACTGAAAAAGGTATTTGGTATGGAGTTTGTTTCAGCTATGGGTAATTTTATGCTACCCCTAGCTAAACGAGGTAAAGGTCTAGCCTCTAAATCATAAGACCTAATATGTTGGCTACTCATCCCCCATCCCCGACAGGTTGGCTACGGTGGCCCCAACAAGGAGAATAACATGAACGATACAATCATGGCAGAAGAAATGCAGTCAACACCAAAGGCAGCATTTGTGAATAAACCTTATACGCAAGAAGAACGAGTAAAGCGTGATGAGGAAGAACTAGAAGAACTGATGAAGGCACGTGACGGTGAAGCAGAAGAAGTAGAGGAAGTAGAAGCTGAACCTACTAGCGCAGAAGAAAAAACATTCAAGAAGCGTTATTCTGACTTACGCCGACATCAACAAAAACAGGCAGAAGAATTTAAGACTGAACTAGCTGCGCTTAAAAGTCAACTGGAAAGTGCTACTAAGAAAGAAATGAAGTTGCCCAAGTCCGATGAGGACATTGAACAGTGGGCAGCAGACTATCCTGATGTAGCAGCTATCGTTGAAACAATTGCAATGAAGAAAGCACGTGAGCAATCAACTGCTCTTGAAGAACGCTTGAAGGCAATTGATGAGATGCATAACTCAGCTACGAAAGAAAAGGCAGAAGCAGCACTAATGCAGATGCATCCAGATTTCGGTGAGATTCGTGACAGTGATGACTTCCACGAGTGGGCCGATGAACAACCTAAGTGGGTACAGGACGCACTGTACGAGAATGATAATGACGCACGTTCAGCAGCAAGAGCAATTGACCTCTACAAAGCAGATAGAGGTATTGGCAAAGAAACTAAGAGCAAGAGCAATAAGGGTGCAGCAGAAGCAGTTTCGGCGAAAAATAAACGAAGCAAGCCGCAGACTAATGAAGCGTCTACGTACCTTAAAGAATCAGACGTAGATAAAATGTCAGCACATGAATACGAAAAGCGTTCTGATGAAATCATGGATGCTATCCGTAGTGGTAAATTTATCTACGATTTATCTGGCTCTGCACGATAAAAAAGAGTTGACAAGTAGTTATTTATAAGTATAACTATAGTCATGTATGATGTAAACAGGTTAGCTACTTGTTTACATTGTCAATCCGCAAACGACAAAAATCTTCAAGATTACCTGAATAACATGGCCTATTGAGTACATTAGTTGCAACTCTTGTACAAGATACACCCTACGTTAGACAGCCTCTGCCAAGAATTGTATTGTTTGCATCTGTACAATCCAAAACAATAGGAGATGGATTATGGCTTTCCCAAGCGCACCGGGTTATAACAACTTGCCGAATGGCAATTTTAGCCCCGTAATTTACTCCAAACAGGTGCAGCTTGCATTCCGCAAGGCCGCTGTTTGTGACGCAATTACGAATAACGACTACTTTGGTGAAATCGCAAACTTTGGTGATTCAGTTAAAATCATCAAGGAACCCGAAATCACTGTTAAGGCATACGAGCGTGGTACTACAATCACACCGCAAGACCTTGACGATGAAGACTTCACACTGACTGTTGACAAAGCAAACTACTTTGCATTTAAAGTTGACGACATTGAAGAAGCACATTCGCACGTTAACTTTGAGTCTCTCTCAAGCAACCGTGCAGCATACCGCCTAGCCGACCAGTTTGACCAAGATGTTCTTGGCTACCTGTCAGGCTTTAAGCAGTCTGCAATCAGTGGCACACCTGACACTGTTAACACTACTGTTAACGGTACTAAGTCAGTTGCAACTGCTGGTTCTGACGAACTGCTGGCAAGCATGAAGCTGAACGCATCCGACTTCAATAACGGTAACGCCGCTAATTGTGTCGGTCTGAAGCCTCGTGCATCAGAAGCTGTTCCTACAACTGCTGGTGTAGCTAACCCACTTACCGTGATTGCACGTATGGCACGTCAACTTGACCTGCAAAACGTAGACTCTCAGGGACGTTGGTTGGTTGTTGACCCAGTGTTTGTTGAACTGCTGAAAGACGAAGACTCACGTTTGTTTGATTCAGACTTTGGTGGTTCTGGTTTGCAGAATGGTTTGATTCTGAATAACCTGCATGGCTTTAAAGTCCATGTCTCTAACAACCTGCCTAAAGTTGGTACTGGTCCTTCTACTACTGGTGGAACCAATGCCAATAACTTTGGTGTGATTGTTGGTGGTCATTCTTCAGCCGTTGCTACTGCTGACCAAATCAACAAGACTGAGACTTACCGCGACCCGGACAGCTTCGCTGATATTGTCCGTGGTATGCATCTGTATGGCCGCAAGATTCTTCGTCCTGAAGCACTTGTTAACGCCAAATACTGCTTGGTATAAGGAGAATAGATTATGGCACTAGGTGATAACACTCTCCAAGCCGCACGTGGCAACTCGCAGCGTGGGCGTAATCCATACATGGTTCAGACCACATTTGACTTTGCAACAGCACTGTCTGACAAAGGTGGCGCACTTGCCGCTGGCGATGTCATTCCAGTAATTGCTGTTAAAAAAGGCATGATGGTGATGAATGCAGGTATTGAAGTTGATACTGCCTCTGACGGTTCTACTCTTACTGTAGACCTTGGCATGATTGCAGCCGAAGATTTCGTTGACGGTTTTGACGGAACTTCTGCAGCAGGTGTTGTAGCACAGAACCCAGCAGCCTATTCTCCACGGATGGCTGTTGCTGATGACAACATCGACCTCAAACTTGTTACCCTGTCAGGTGGCGCAGTTACTACGGGTAAACTCCGTATCTGGGCTGTCATCATGGATTGCAATGATGAAGGTGACTTGACTGCTCAAGAAGTAGCACGTGACGTTATCTAACTAACATAGTATTGGGGCAGGGCAACTTGCCCCTTTACTCTCATTTTATTATAAGGATGCACAATGGCATACACTTACCTAGACATTACTAATGAAGTCATTGCTCGTATGAATGAAGTGGCTTTAACCTCTTCTAACTTCGGGTCAGCACGTGGCTTTCAAGTACAGTGTAAGAATGCAGTCAATGATGCTATCAACTATGTCAACCAGCGAGAGTTTGGTTGGCCTTTTACACATTCAACACAAACACAGACATTAGTAGCTGGGCAAACTCGCTATACTATTCCTGCTGATACACAGTCCATAGACTATGATACATTTAGAATTAGCAAGGACGACACTTTGGGTGTGTCAGGAATTACTTTACGTATTTTAGACTACAAAGAATATACACAAAAATATATTGACCAAGAAACTACATCAGATGTAGGCGCAGTTCCTATCTATGTATTTCGTACACCGGATAATAACTATGGCTTATATCCATACCCAGATAAAGCCTATGAACTAAAATATGAATACTTCCAAAAACCTACAGCTTTGTCAGCGCATGGTGATGTACCTACCATTCCAGAGCAGTTCAGACAAGTGATTGTAGATGGTGCTACCGCATACTCATATCAGTATCGTGGAGAGGCACAACAGTATGGAATTAACTTTGCACGTTTTGAAGATGGTATTAAACAAATGCAGACTATTCTTCTCAATCGTGCTGACTACGTTAGGTCTACATATATTCCCTACTCACAAAGGTATGGTGCTGGCGCGGGTGGATTTTAGAGGTTTTAAATGGCAGATGAATCTGGCCTTAATCCTTTTGTGTTTGCATGTCAAGGTGGTCTAGTTCTCGACCAATCAACCTTTGCAATGCAGCCGGGGATGGCACTTGAACTAGAAAACTTTGAACCTGCCACTACTGGTGGGTACAGACGTATCTCAGGTTATAACAAGTGGAACTCTAACATTGTTCCGCAAGACCAATTAGCCAGTGAGTCTATACTTATGTCGGCATACTTCAAGGGTAGTATCCTAGCTGCACGTGGACGTAAGATACACAAGGCTGCAACAGGTAGTGGTTCTTGGACTGAGATAGACTCAGGTAGAACAGGTGCAGGACGCTATACGTTCTTTAGATATAATCTAGCTGGCACAGATTTTATTGTATGGGCTGATGGTGCTAATCGCGCATCTAAGTATGATAATACTACTATAACAGATATTAATACTACAGGCGCACCTACAAATCCTAAGTTTGTTACAGGATTTAAGAACTCACTATTCTTTGCTGGTATGTCTTCTACTCCACAAGAGTTAGTATTTACTGCACCATATACAGATACAGATTTTAGTACAGCTAATGGTGCTGGTTCTATTAGAGTAGATAGTGATATTACTGGACTGTTTCCGTTTCGTGATGCACTGTATATATTCTGTGAAGAACGTATCTTTAAGCTGGTTGGAAATACCATTGCAGACTTCCAGCTTCAACCTGTAACAAGAGAGATTGGTTGCCTTAACGGATTTACCATCCAAGAATTTGCAGGTGATATTATTTTCTTAGGTCCAGATGGACTGCGTACTGTTGCTGGTACAGAAAGAATTGGTGACGTAGAACTTGGTACAATCAGTCGTGCAGTACAAGAACGCTTTGAAGGATTGTCTGACGTAGATGAATTTGATAGTGTAATTATTCCTGATAAAACACAGTATCGTATCTTCTTTAGTAATAATGCTACACCACGTTCTACCACTACTGGCGTTATCTGTGTACGTAAAGGTGATAGCTACGAGTTTGCAGATATTAAAGGTATCAGGCCAAGTAGCACAGACAACATTGTAGTAGCTGGTGACACTATTGTAGTACACGGAGACTTTGATGGTTACGTGTATCGGCAAGAACAAGGCGATGACTTTGACGGTAACGTAGTAACAGGTAAGTATCGTTCTCCTGATTTGACTATGGGAGATGCAGGACTACGTAAGACTTTTGAACGTGTTATCATTAACTATGCGCCAGAAGCGGCAGTTAACGCTGACTTGTTTGTACGATACGACTATGAGTCACCAAATGTGGCAAGACCAGCAGCGTATCCATTTGATACATCTTCATCGGTAGCTATTTATGGTACATCTACATACGGCGTTGCAACATACGGTGGACAATCTAACCCATTGGTAAGACAACCAATTGAAGGCAGTGGATTTGCTGTGGCACTGCGGGTTAACGATAGAGGCACATCAGCACCATATTCACTTAAAGGATTTCAGCTAGAGTTCCAAGCTGATGCAAGGAGATAATTAATGGCAGGTTATACTAGACAATCCAGTTATGCTGACGGTGACATTATTAATGCAGCCGACAGTAATGACGAGTACAACCAATTACTAGCAGCATTTTCAAATACATCAGGTCACAAGCATGACGGTACTGCGGCAGAAGGTCCAGTAATCGGATTGATTGGAGACCCCGGCGTTGTTGCTCCAAAGAATAAAGTCGTAGTAGACGATGCTAACAACCAAGTAGAAGTATCTATTGATGTAGGTGGTACAAGCACTGAACAGCTTGTTATTAAGGACGGTGTTATTGAACCTACTACAGATAATGACATTGACTTGGGTGCATCTGGTAAAGAATTTAAGGACCTGTATCTTGATGGTACAGCAAACATTGACGCACTTGTAGCTGACACTGCTGACATTAACGGTGGTACAGTAGACGGTGCAGTGATTGGTGGGGCATCTGCAGCAGCAGTCACAGGTACAACAGTTGTAGCCAACACAAGTCTAAACATTGCAGGTGACGGTGCTACCGTTACAGGCATCAAAGACGAAGATGATATGTCTTCTAATAGTGCGACTAAACTCGCTACTCAGCAATCAATTAAGGCTTATGTAGATGCCCAAGTTACCGCGCAAGACCTCGACTTCCAAGCAGACTCAGGTGGAGCCTTATCTATCGACCTTGACAGCGAGACTTTTACGCTTACAGGTGGCACAGGTATTGATACTTCTGGTTCTGGCAATGCTGTTACTTTTGCTATTGATAGCACCGTAGCAACTCTTACAGGGTCACAGTCTCTTACAAATAAAACTATTGACGTAGACAATAACACAGTATCAAACATTGAAGTAGATAACCTAAAGTCAGGCGTACTTGATACAGACCTGACTAGCGTAGCTGGTACGGATACTACACTGGCATCTGCTAAAGCTATCAAAACTTATGTAGATGCGCAGGTAACTGCACAAGACCTTGACTTCTCAGGTGACAGTGGTGGCGCACAGAATGTAGACTTAGACAGTCAGTCACTGACATTCACTGGTGGTACAGGTATTGACACTACAGGTTCAGCACAGACAATGACTGTGGCTATTGACAGCACTGTAGCTACACTAACAGGGTCACAAACTTTAACAAATAAAACCTTGACAAGTCCAGTGCTGAATAGTACAATAAGTGGAACTTCAATTAAAGATGAAGACGATATGTCTTCTGACAGTGCTAGTCACTTAGCAACACAGCAATCAATCAAAGCATACGTAGATACACAAGTAGCTACAGTACCTGTTGGTGATATTACTTCTGTAGTAGCTGGTTCAGGTATGACAGGCGGTGGTACATCAGGTGATGTTACTCTTAATGTTATCGGTGGTACAGGTATTACTGCTAATGCTGATGAGATTACTATTGACGCTACAGTAGCCACACTGTCTGGTACACAAACACTTACTAACAAAAGCATTGATGCATCACAGCTTACTGGTACAGTAGCTAACGCAAGACTAGATGCAGAGTTACAAGCACTAGCAGGTTTAACATC